CCTTCGGCGCGAATGTGGCGAAGTTCTCCTTTGACGCGTCAAAGGTGGTTTCCACCACGACCGCGGCTGGCTGCACGATCACGGCGACCAATGGCACGCTGGTCACGACTGACAGCACAACGGGCGGCAGTGTCACGTTGACTCTAGCCGGTGGCGATAACGACAAGGTGCAGATTCAGTCGTTCACCGAGTTGTTCAAGTTCGCGGCAGCCTGGCCGGCGTACTTCGGCTGCAAGTTCAAGCTAACCGATGTGGACGACAACGACGTGCATCTCGGCATGATTATCCGCGACACGGATTTCTCCGATGGCGTTTCGGATGGCGTGTACTTCCGCGTCGCTGACACCAGCGCGGTGATGTCGTTCGTGCTGGAGAAGGACAGCGCAGAGACAACCTACGAAGTCGCGACGCTGGCCGATCTTGGCGTGTACACCGTCGAATTCTACTACGACGGCGCGGGCTACGTGCACGCT